TTCTGAAGAGATACGCAACAACATAGATTTTTTCCCATGGAGCATTGAATAATGAAGACAATAATTTTAGCTGGCGGTCTCGGTACTCGGATGTCCGAATACACGAATTTGATACCAAAGCCAATGGTGCCGATCGGTGGGAAGCCTATTCTTTGGCACATTATGAATATATATTCTAAGCATGGGCATAAAGATTTCATTATAGCGCTTGGGTATCTATCTAATGTAGTAAAAGAGTACTTTTTGCACTACGGTACTATTAATTCAGACTTTACGGTTAATCTCAAAAGCGGCAAAGTTTCTATTCATAGCAATCCAAATATGGATTGGAATGTTACCCTGGTCGATACGGGCAGTCACTCTATGACAGGTGGGCGCCTTAAAAGATTAAAAGAGTTCGTGGGGAACGAGCCCTTTATGGTTACATATGGTGATGGAGTGGCAAACATCGACGTTAGCTCTTTAGTCGATTTTCATTTTTCCCATGGAAAAATGGTAACTATTACTGCCGTCCGCCCATCCGCTCGTTTTGGTGAGCTTAAAATCGTAGATGGTCTAGTTGAAGAGTTTGCCGAGAAGCCGCAAGCAACTCAAGGATGGATAAACGGGGGGTTCTTTGTAATCAACCCTGAATTCCTGGATCTTATCGAGGACGATCTGACTATCCTTGAAAAATCGCCCTTGGAAGTTGCTGCTAGTAGGGGGGAGTTGATGGCGTTTCAGCATCACGGATTCTGGCAGTGTATGGACACTAAAAGGGACGTAGAGTTTTTGGATTCATTGGCCAATGACAAGGCGCCATGGTATGACTAAGTTACTTGTTATAGGGGGAACAGGTTTCATAGGAATGAACCTAATAGACCGAGCCATTAGGAGCGGTTTTGATTTTTACTCAATTTCAAATGGTCCAATATCAAGTCCTATATCTGGTGCCAATTACTATACCGGGGGTATAAGATCAGTATTGGATTCAAAAGAAGATTTCTTAAATTTAAATTTTGACTATCTCGTCCACTCTGGAGGCTATGTAGATCATCGCAGGTTCTCAGACGGAGGAATAGAAGTAATTAGTTCTCACTTTATAGATTTCATAGAGCTTGTGCGCCGTTTGAAAATCAGGGACATAAAAAAAATTGTAAGCATAGGTAGCAGTGACGAATATGGAAATACACAAGCAGAGAAGACCGAGTCTTTAAGAGAGTGTGTGAGTTCCTGTTATTCTTTTAGCAAGCTCGCGTTGACGCAGTTCTTACAGATGTTATATAGATCTGAAGGAGTGCCCACAGTCTCACTTCGGCTTTTTTTGACGTACGGACCAGGGCAAAATATTCAAAGGTTTATTCCTCAGGGGATCAGGGGATGTCTTAATAACCAAGATTTTCCGGTATCTCAAGGGCTTCAGGTTAGAGATTTTATATACATCGATGATGTTGTTGAAGCAATTTTCAGATGCTTTTCAAAGAAGGAGGCAGACGGAAAGGTTTTAAACCTCGGTAGTGGACGTGGGTTGCAAGTGCGAAAAGTAGTGCAAATGATTAATGAAAAAATCGAGGGTGGGAGACCTATTTTTGGTGCTATTGGAACCCGGCAGAATGAAGCGCCCCATCTTGTCGCTAATATAGATCTTCTCTCTAAGTCTCTCGATTGGGTTCCGGAAATTGCATTCGAGAAGGGTATCGACTTGACTATAAGTAGCTATAGATAATAGTTCTATCTATATGACTTAATAGGCGCGTTTTACTTTCTACTTGCAGCCTTTGTTGTGGTTGAAATAGAATTTTACGCTTAAAAATTACATAGCAAAAGCTAACTTAATATATTAGAAGTTAGCTTTTATGCTTATAAAGTTTTAATAAAATAAATTGAGTTTTAGACTCGAAAAGCCCGTCAGCACTCATTGAGGTAGAATAAAAATTCCACATTTAAATGGCGCCCTGATAAAAAATGTCCTGCCTGAGACGAGGGACATATTACAGCTGGACGCGGATAAGAGAGTATCTAGCGGTCAAGAAGCCGGAGTCGATCTGCTCTTGATTTGATAGCGATGTCATCATTAGGCTTTCATGTAAAAGCGCTGTTTGCGACATCTTTAAGCAACTAAGGCCAGCTATTTGGCCTTAGAATTGCGCATCTGGTGCCGGCACCAGGAGTCGAACCCGGGACCTACTGATTACAAGAAAGCTGGGCTTTCCTTGCAAATCAGTCACTTAGCCGTTTTCTTGTTACGCATGCGCACGGCTTTAACCCAGATCCCTTGCGGGTCCGGGCTAGCTTGTTACGTGCTGGTTTAGAGGGCAGAAGGGGTGACGACGGGGACGCTGAGGTCGTAGATGTCGAGCATCGCGGCCGAGCGGTGGCCGCTGGCCTGTTGCTTGTCAGCGCGGGTGCCAGGGCTGTCGGTGATGCCCTTGCGCTTGAGGTCGTGCAATGCGAAGCGCTGCTCTGCCTGGATGACGCCATCGGCGATCGCCGTGGTGATGAATCGTTGCCATGCGCTGTCCAGGCTGGACTTGACCAGCGCACCGCCGTGAATGGCCACGATTGCCGGGCGCCGCTCGGGCGCAGCAGGCGTGGGGATGGATTTCTTCGTCCAGATCGCGGTGCGGTAGGCCCGGGCGCTATTCCAGGCCTCCCGCAGGCGTGGCGTCCAGCTGACGACGTTGTCGCGGCTACCCTTGCGGCGGTTGGTCTGCAGGCCTTCGGGCAATTCGTTGGCATCGGTGAGTGTCACCACCTCAATCCCGCGCAAGCGGCATAGGTAGGCCAGCTCCATCACCAGCCACAGGTAGGCTGGACAGCTGCCAGGTTGGCCGCGGCTGAGGCGTCCCATTTCGCGAGCTCGCTGGATCAGCAGATCCATCACTTCTGGTGCCGGCAGGCGCCGCTGCTTGCGCTCGGTGGGCGCCTCGATACCCAGGGCAGGGTTGACGTCGACGTAGCCGCGGTTGCGGCCCCACTGCAGAACGCGGCGCAGATAGCGGAGGGCGTGGGCAGCCTTCGACGGCGTACCTTCGGCGGCGATCCGATCGACCAGGCGCTGGATCAGGGCTGGAGTGAACTTGCGGACGGCGAGGGCGCCGAGTGGCTTGCCCAGCTTTGTGGGAATGCCGACCAGGACTTTCCGGCAGTAGTCGTAGTCTGCCTGGGTCTTGGTGGCGAGCTGCCTGAATTGCTGGCTCGCATGGTACTGGCTGCAGAGGTAGTCGAGGCTCTCGCGATCGACGCCATCGCGCTCTTCCATGATGCGGTGCAGCTCGGCGAGGGTGACGGTGGCCGGTGCAACGTTCTTGCGGCGCTGCCGGCCGGCTTCGTCTCGGTGCAGGGTGTACCAGACGCCATGCCCGCGGTGGTCGAAGAAACAGGCCGCGGGTAGCGCGGCCTGGTCGATGTGGGTCGGTATATGGGGATTGAGCTTTCGCTTCCTGGCTCGCCTCATAGGATGTCGACGTCGTACCGCTCCTGGCTTGCCGACTTGACGCCGCCGGCCTGATTGATGAGTTCGAGGGTGGTCCAGGGGCCTGTGCGGCCCCTGAATATCCGGACGCCCTGGTCGAGCAGGATCCGCTCAACGTCCGCGCGCCGGTTGTACCCGGTGATTGATTGCAGATCCTGGAAGGTGAGGATCCCGGTCGCCGGTGTCATTGCTCCAGCCACTCCTTGCGGCGACCGTACTGCCGCCGCATTTCCTGGATGAGTTTATCGGCCGCCTGGGCACCACGTTTACTGGAAATCAAGGCGGTCAATTCTTGTATCCGCTCGGGCGAAATGTAGCCCTTGCGGATCCAGGTGCGCGCCTCGGCCTCGAGGAGTTGCAGTGGCTGAACCGTATTCATGCAGCGCCTCCTATCGACTGAAGTTCTCGCCTATAAGGTGCATCGCGCACTTCGGAGCCTAATGCGGCTACGTCTGCCAGATGGCAGGAGCGGCACCACAACTCCCCAGCATTGACGATCTCAGGGTACCCAGTAGCAAGACTGATTGCAGAGTTGCGGAGGGACCAAGGGCCATGCACTGTCCCGCAGTTGCTACATACTCCGATTTGCCTCATCCGAAGGACGTGTTTTTTGTAAACAGCTGTCGTTCCTTTACTTATCGGGTAGCCCTTTCCCTTGGTCCTACGCACGAAAGAGCATTTCTTGGAACAGGTGGTGATTTTCCCGATATCAGAGGGCTGCAGATCCATTTCCTTTCCGCAAATCACGCAAGGCTGACAGACGCGAATTATCCGGGCCTGGGCAGCACAAGCTCTGCTGCAGGTCGAGACAGCCACCCTTACTACGTGGCTCGTTGCTCTTTTGAACTTAATGCCGCAAACAGGGCAAGTCATTCGTATTTGCCCAGCTTCTCTCGATAACGGAGTTTGGTTGGATAGCTCTTTCATCTGGCAGACCCTTCGTCTCTAGGTCCTGTTGTCCGCTCAATCATTTTTCCTCCAGGCCGTTAGGCTGCGCGTAGGAATGTTCCAGCGATGCCACCCTGCTGGCTTCCGCCTTGGCGCAGTCCAGGCGGAGGGCGTGGACGGACAGGGCTTGGATCAGCTGATTGGCTTCGTGGCGAGCGTCGTGCAGGGCGTGGTGGCGAATGCCCTCGAAGTCGCGCAGCTTGGCGGCGGGGTACAGGTCCAGCAGGGTCCGCAGATCCCGTTCCTCGTGGTGATGCCAGGGCACCAGGTTGTTGCCGATGCGGTAGGCGTTGCCCAGGATGACGCAGTCGAAGGCGGGGCTGTTGCCCCAGATCCGCCGTTCCACGTCGGCGAGATAGCTGTCCTGGTCGGACTGGGGCGTCGATTGCTGGAGCAGCCAGTTGGAGAAGAGGACCAGCGCGGCCCGGATGTCGTCCCGATCGCGGCTGCCGTCGATCTCGGCCCGGGCCTCGGGCGACTGCTGCCACCACCATTCGATGGTTTCACTGTCAGGCACGGCGCCGCGTGCGATGGCGGATTCCAGGTCGACGCGGCTGTAGAACTCGTCGGCGATCGCCGCGGCGGCGGTGCCGGCACCGGTCACGGCAACGGCGCCGATGGACAGGATCGGGGCATTGTTGCCCTGGCCGAGGGTCTCCAGGTCGATGACGATGTCGATGCGGCGGTTCATTGAGCGTCCTCCTGCCTGCCAGCCTGGCCGCACATAGCGGCGTCGATGGCGGCCTCTGCGGTTTCGAACCGCTCATCATCCTTGTCCGGCGTGAACGTCTGCGAGCCCTTCAGACAGTCAGGATCACCGCACTCGCAGATGGGCTTGGGGCGCTTGTCATTGATGGTCATACGGATGCTCCGGTGTGCTGTTGGGCCGGCTTGGCCAGGGTGGTTTCGATGACCTCGGCGTCCTCGGCGGTCAGGGCGCCGAGGGTGTTGGCCATGCTGGCCAGGGCGAGGAGGTGGATGCGATCGCCGCTGGAGCGGCTGACCTGGTAGCGGATGACCGCCTCGCCCAGCAGGGCGGTGGCCTGGCAGCGTTGCACCAGGGCCGGGTGGAGCGTGATAGGCTCAGCATTGCTACTGCGCTGGTTTACGTTAGGCATGATGTTTCTCCAGTGGTGGTGGTCGGCCTGGGCGAGTTGCTGCTCCCCAGGCCTCTTTTTTCCGGCGTCCCGTCAGCGGATCCGGACCTTCTTCTCGCCGTCGATCACAAACAGCTGGACGTCCTCGAGGCGGTACTGGCCGCCGACGCCGCCCTTCACGACGAAACCTTCTGCAGCCCCCGGGACGATCTGGACGGGGAAGGGTGTGGGCCAGCCTGGCCAGTCACGCTGGTTGGCGTATTGGCTGGTTTTCTTGATCTCGGCGTAGAGCTTGTGGCCAGTAGGTTCGGCTTCAGCAGCCTTCTGCCAGAACTCCCAGAGCAGCTGGACCGGACGGCGAACATAGGTGCCGTCGACGTGCTCGAGGTCAGCCTCGCCGTGGAATCCACGCTCCATGGCCATCTGCTCAAACCGAGCGCGGTGGGCTGCCAGATCCAGGTGCTTGGCGTTCATGCGGCCTCCCGTTGGTAGTCGCGGCGGGCGGCGTCGTAGTGGCTAGGCAGGATCTCCTCAGCGCCTTCGATCCAGCCGGCGCTGGGCTTGCCGGCGGCGACGTTGGCCAAGTGCTCGGCCTGGTTGATGTCGAAGCCCAGGCAGAAGTAGGCCGCGCCGTGCTGGGTGAAGAACAGGCCGCCACAGAGCAGCAGGTTGCCGGTGTTCACGCCCAGGCGATCCCAGAACGCATGCACGTCGAGCGACGCCGGGCAGTGCTCCTGCCACAGCTGGACCAGACGCTGGTGCTCGACCTGAAGGGCTTCGCGCTCCGCCTTGGGCATGCCCTTGGCCGTCTTCGGCTTGACGCGCAGCCGGCGGAAGCCCCACTGGTCTGGCCGGCACCAGTGAACGTCCAGCTCCTGGCCACCCTTGAGCTTTATGCCGCCAGGCATGACGTCGGTCGTGGAGCGCAGCAGGGCGACCTCACCGCCGAAGGCCTCGCCCAGGCGATCAGCAGCAAGCCGCAGGGCTTCGCGCTGGTTGAAGCAGTCCTGGACGATGGCGACGACTGCAGGGTTCGTGGAGCGGTAGTGGTATTGCTGCATGGTGTCTCTCCTTGGGTTGGGCAGATCAGGGCTTGAAGTGCCAGCACTTCACGTTGGGTTCTTTCTTCTCGCTCAGGGGGTTGCGCAGCATTTCGCGGGTGCGAATCGCGCTGGACGTGGAAACGTTGATGCCTATGAGCTTGTGCCGGCGGCAGTCGGGCAACATGCGGCGCAGGGTGTTGAGGTCCGGGATCTTCTGCTTGAACTCAGCGGCCTTCTCGGCGAACTGGTTGAGGTTGATGGCGATGAGTTCGTCGGGCTTCTTGGCGTGGTTGACCAGGGCGTGGTCGCCGCGCGACTCCAGGTAGTCGTATACGGCCCAGAATTCATCCAGCTCAGCCGGGTCGGCGCTGATGGCGTTCTGGCGCTCCATGGCCATCTGCAGCAGCTGCTGATCGCACGCGGCCAACTGGGTGTCGCTGAGCGGCAGGACCAGGGCCAGGCAGTCCACAAGGGCCAGGATCATGGCGTGGTTTTTCACCACCCGGGCTGAGCGCAGGGCACTGATCTTGCGCAGCCGATCGCGGTGGTGCGGGTAGCGTTCGTTGAATAGGGCCATGACCTGGGGTTCGGCCTTGATGGCCTTGATCAGGAAGTGGCTCAGCTCCTCGATCTCCATCAGGACGATGGCGTCGGCGGCGGCGCTGCTGGCGTCGGTGATGTTGGGCTTGGTGAAGTGCAGCTTCACGATGCGCGAGAGGATGGCTTCGTGGCCCGTCACCGGCGCGTTCTGGCTGATGACGATGGTCCCGCGGAAGGGCGGCTCGTAGGTTTCGTTGGTGTTGTTCTTGACGCCGCGGGTGCGCAGCAGACCGCCGCCGAAGAAGTCCTTCAGCTCGTCCCAGTCAAAGCTCTTGGTGTTGGCGGCATCGCTGTTGCGATCGCCCTCGAGGAGCACGACTGGCATGCCGGCGACCTGGCCCATGGCGCGGCTGCGGCCGGAGGCTGAGCCCTTGGTCGGGTCGAAGCCTTCGTAGTTGCGGCCGAACAGCTTCCAGATGAAGACCAGCAGGGTGGACTTGCCCGCGGCGGGCTCGCCGGTCACTTCCAGGAAGGGAAAGCTCTCGTACTGCGCGCGGATCTGCTCGGCGAACAACGAGCCGAACCAGTAGGACAGGGTGATCAGGCCCTTGGCGCCGAAGCATAGCCAGAGCTTGGGCAACCAGTCTTCGCGGTAGCCAGTGCTGTCGGCCTGGGCTTTGATCTTCAGCAGCGCCGGCGACTTCACCCGCCGCTTCCCCAGCTCGAAGTAGTCCTCGCCGTTCACCTTGACCAGGTTGCCGTTGTGGCAGGCGATGTCGTTGAAGATGTAGGCCTGGTGGTCCTTGCTGTAGCCCATGAAGTCGATGGTCTCGACGGTCTTCACGCCCTCGGTCTGGGTGATGACGATCTGGTCCAGGTGCTTCTGGGTACCGAGCCAGGTGGCGCCGGCGTGCAAGAGCTTGGCCTTGAATTCACCGCTGGAGGCCATCTGCTTGGGCGTGAAGGCCAGCTTCTCGGCCGGGCCGTCGTGGGGTGGGTTGATGCGGAGGTAGTACCAGGCCTCGCCGGTGGATTCGCTGATCTGCTTGTAGAGCGTCTCGAAGTTGCAGTTGGCCAGCAGCTTGAGCGAGCAGACGTTCTCCAGGGCCTGGCGACGGGCGCTTCCGTCGTTGAGCATCCGATCTTCCGGCTCGTCACTGCTGAGGATGGCGCGCTGTTCCTCGTCCAGTTTGCTGAGGTCGAACTTGGCCCAGTACATGCGGTTGCCGAAGTCGAAGTAGAACTCGCTGCTCGCTTCCTCGAAGCCGTAGATCCGCAGGGCCTTCTCCTTGGGGGAATCGGCCAGCAGCAGGGTGCCTTGGTAGTGAGCGATCTCCAGGTCACGCTCGATGCGGCCTTTGCGCTTGTCCTCTTTCTCGAACATCCAGCGCTGGTGCAGATCGTTCCAGTCGACCTTGCGGCCACCTGGTTGCGGGATCTGCGCGGCTTCCTGGTTGCGATAGCCAAGATCCTTGGCCAGGCGTACCCACTTGCGGATGTTCTCCCGGGCGGTCGGCTCGTTATCCAGGGCCCAGACCAGTTTCGGCAGCTTGGGGCCGCGGGTACGGGCCAGCTCCTTGAGGGCTTCCTCGGGGAAGGGGGCGCTCGACATCATGGAGACGGCGTGGATGCCGTGATGCAGCAGGGCGATGGCGTCGAAGATCCCCTCGACGATCCACAGCTCCTGGACCTGCAGCAGGTCGACGGTCGGCGGCACCCAGAGCTTGCCCTTGTAGCTCCAGGCCGGCTTGAAGCGGGCCTTCTTGCTGCCGAAACGGTTCGGACGATCGATTAGCCGTTCCCAGTAGCCGCCGGCGGGCATTTCAAAGCGCACGGTGGCCGAGCCGATGCCAAGGTCGCGGTCCCAGTAGTTCTCCTGGGTGTACCAGCCCTTGATCAGGCCCAGATCGAAGCCGCGGGCGAACTGGAGGTAGCCATCGGCACTGGCGGCCGGCGCGTCGTTGGTGGGCTTGAAGCGCTCGGACCAATCCTCGAACAGGTCGCTATAGAGCTCCTTGACGTGCCAGGTCTGGCCACACTTCGCCTCGCGGCCGCACTTCACTACCCAGGGATTGGCGTGGCTGGTGAAGAGTTCGGTCTTGTGGCATGCCGGGCAGGTGCCCTTGCGCATGTAGTCCGTGCCGTTGATGTGCCGCAGGCCGAGGTCAGCCTCGAGGCGCTGCAGCACGTCGGCGCGGAGCTGGTGATCCATTTGGTACATGCTCAGAACTCCGCCGCGCGGCCGGTACCGAGGTCGCGCACCAGGCGCAGGTCGCTGCCCTCATGGCGTTCGGCGTCGGTGGCCAGGATGTTCAGGGCGCGGGCGAGCTCGCGCAGCTCAGCGGGGGTCCAGAAGTCGATGACGCCCAGGACACCATCGTTCGATACAACGGTAGAGCCGGCGGCATCGCGGGCGAGGGTCACGTCGAGTTGGCGGCGCATCAGTTGGTCTCCTGGGTGGCGAGCTGAGCGCGGATCTGGGCGGCGGTCTGGTGGGCGGCGAGCATGGAAGGGAAGCGCTGCAGGATGGAGGCGCGGCGCTTGTCGGTGTCCTCGATCCGGAGGTAGCGCGGCTCGTTCCAGTGCTGGTTGACGATGTAGTCGGCGCGGCCCTGGAGCCAGCGGGCGTAGGTCTCAGCGACTGCCGGCGGCAGTTCGATCTGGAGGGAAAGGGTGTTCGGCATGATGTTTCTCGCTGCAAAAAGGCGCAGTTCACCCATACCCACGCAATGCGGGCATGGATCAGGTATTCAGGGGCTTAGCGGGAGGCGTTCTGTCGCGTGCCGGGGTCTTCGTCGATCAAGGCGTCGAAGATCTCCACGACCGGAATGCAGTAGCGCAGGCCAGTGGCCGGATTGACCAGGACGACGACGTCGCCGGTGCTAGCATCGATGTCGAGGAAGCGGTGGCCCTTGAGGGCTTCGAGTTGATCACTGGCGCGGGCGACCAGGCGCTCGGCGGTGTGCTGGGGCACGCCCATCAGCTGCAGGTGCGCGGCGGCGGCATCCTGCAGGGCCTGGCTGCGGCCGAGGTGCTTGGCTTCGTGGTTGCGCAGGTAGCCCAGGGCAGCGGCCTGCATGGTATCGAGGTAGTCGGCGGGGTGGTTGGTGGTGGTCACGATGCGATGTCCTCTCTGACGTGCTGCTGGTCTTCTTCGTGCTCTTCCTGGAGCAAATTGAGCTGCTCTTCACGGACAGCCAGATTGTTCTCGTATACCTTCTGCGCCATGGCATTGAGGTGGCTGGTGCTCGGGGGCAACTCGCACGCCGGCGCATTCGGCAATCCGCTCGGGCTGGCCAGGTGAGTCAGCTCGGTGTGGGCATAAAACGACGCGCTGCAGGGCGCGAAGTGACACTGGAAAACCTGTTGCCGCAGGAACACGTGGGCAAACCAACTGGTCCGGCAGACCAGGGGCGCACCACAGAAGCAGCACCAGAATTGCCCCTTCTTCTGTTTCTTGAACAAAGCCATCTATCTTCCCTGCCGCCTGTGGCGGCTCCGGCCAGGCCGGTTTCTGGCGCTCCGCGCCGACTTCGGGCCCGCTGTCCTGGCAGGCTTTCAGGGTTCGCCTTACGGCTAGTGTTTTCGGCCACTCGATCTGGCCGCGTGTAGCGTGATCACCGCCCAGACCTCTTCTTCACGTGCCGCCATGTGCCGGCGATGCGCGCTGAGGATCTGCTCGACCTCCTTCTCATCAATCACGCCATCCTCCAGCGCCTGGCCGATGATCTGGTCCACCAGGCCACGCTTGACGGCGGTCTTCACCGAGCGGGCGTAGAGGTCCAGGTTGTCCAGGTCGCCGATCTCGGCCTGGCGCACGAAAAATCCGCCGTACTGAGAGGCCAGGTAGTCCACCAGGTGAGTGGTGCCGGTCTCCTGCTCGAGCAGCAGGATCTGGGCGTCACTCAGCGGGCGGCAGCCGGCCGTTTCGTAGGCGTGGTTATCGAACTTCTTGAGCGGCAGGCCGAGGCGGGCCGCGGCGCACTCGCGACCACCTGGGTAAGCGCAGATCACGGCGCTGATGACTTGGCGGCGGGTTTCTAGGGCGGGGCGTTTCATCTTCCAGTATCTCCCTGGGCCGTCCGGCCCTATCTTTCAGCTGCAGCCAGCGCCGGAATGGCTCCCTGCTTGATACCGAGCAGGACAGCGGCTCGATGCGCTTCGCCGCGGAGGCACTTTTTTTGCCCGTTGATCACCGCATAAACGGTGCTTGGGCTCAGCTGATGCCGTAGCGCGAACTCCTTCACGGAAATGCCCTGCATTTCGAGACGAGAACGGGCGTCCTTACAGGCTTGCTCGGTAGCGTAGGTGTCGGCCATAGTTAACATTCGTGTGATTTCGAGTGAACAAGGCGGACGATATTCAACATACGTTGAATCGTCAAGCGCTAAGGGGTCGTTCTGTTGAAAATTGGCGATAGGCTGCGCTTTGAGCGCCTCAGGCTGGGTTTAAACCAGGCTGACTTCGCTGCTTTGGCCGGAGTGACCAAGACCAGCCAATTCAATTATGAGAAGGGTGAGCGAAGCCCCGATGCCAACTATCTAGCTGCTATCAAGCAGCATGGGGCAGACGTCTATTTCATCCTGACGGGGGATCCGCTTCCCATACCGGAGGCTGCACTCTCGCCGGTGGAGGCGGAGATCGTTGGCTACTTCCGGTCTATGCCCGATTTCAAGAAGGAGTCTTTACAGCGGGTCGCGTATGCGATGTCCGTATCGGATGGCGCTACTGATTCCAGCGCGTCGTAGGAGCATCAACTGCTTGGCGGCTTGCCAAGCTTTAACACGGAAGATTGAAGGAGCCTTTCATGGCGCAGTTCCTGCCATTTCTATCTCGCCCCCTCCTGGGTGTTTCTCTAGCCGCCGCACTGATGGGGACATTGATCCCAGGATCAGCTAGCGCTGCAAGACTCAATGACGGCTATATCGGCTGCATCAGCAAGGATGCGCTGAGCGAGTTCACACAGGCGCTGATCAAGAAGGACGAACGCGCGCAGAACTACCTGCTCGGGACGTCCTGTGTGCCTACCAGTAGCAAATTTCCCATCACCGTGCTGGATCGCGGAATCATGCGGACCCAGTACCGGGTGTACGTCGGCAAGGATGCTCTAGAGCTCTGGAGCCCAAGCGAAGCGATCAGCAACTGAGAGAAGCCCGGCCAAGTGCCGGGCTTCTTGCTTCTGCAATCAGACGTAAAAACGCAAAAACGTAAAAGCTTGGCGACGTGCGTCACAGTATGTACTGTATACAAATACAGTAATTTGAGTCTGTGAAGTCCATGGAACAGGTAAAGCCCGCGGCCCTGCATATCTTCGAGCGACAACCGGTGGCGGCAGCCATTGATGCCAAAGAGGCGGCAATGCTGCGCCTATACCGAAGTCTCTCAGCGCAGGACCAGGCCACCTTACGGATGATCGCGGAGGACCTGCGGCGGGTTTCTGGCCCGATCCGATAGGCTGTGGCCGAGTTGCCGAGGCAGGCCAAGCCAACCTATTTCGGTCTAGATATGGTTTCCCATCGTTTTTTTTCAGCCTATGCGAAAAATAGGGTGCTCCCAGGGGTTGCGTTCTGAAAAAGCCTGTCAGGGTGGATCAGCAACCCCATCATCCAGAGGAGCAGTAGATGGCGAGAAGAAACGGTTGGCTATGGTCGACACGCGGTGAGCGGTTGATGGTGAGGCGGATCCGGCAGCTCAGCGATAGGGATCAGGAGACGGTAAGGCTCATTGTGAGGGACCTGTGTAGCGCAGGCCCTCAGAAACGATAGCCAGAGCTCCGGTGCGGAAACGCCCGGGGCTTTTTCATGCTTGGGCCTTCTCGGCCTGCAGCTTCTTCCATTCCCGCTCCACCGCGCGTTTCGCCGTCGCTTTGGTGGCGTACAGGTGCCGCAGCCGCCGCGGCTTGCTCTGGTCGCCCTCGGTGAGCGTGTGCTCCTTGCCGGTCTTGGGATCACGGTAGTAGGCGATGATCCCGGTGTAATCGCCCTGGATCTCGTCGACCAGGTCGGCGACCAAGTCCTCCGGCAGCTTGGCTTCCAGCTCCAGGCGCGTGGTGTAGCCACCGTCCGCGGTGAGGCTGTGCTGCACGTTCCCGCCGTACCAGATGATGGCGTCGATCTCGGCCTTCACGCCCTGCAGGGTGTAGGTGAGCTCGGGCATGAGCTCAGGCCGGCCCAGGGCGAGCTGGTAGGTGAGGGTGGCGGTACCGCGCTGCAGGCGGTTCCACTCGGCCCGGGCGGCGCGCAGCGCGGAGAGCTCGTCGGCGTAGGTGTGGCGCAGGTCCTTCACGTTCTCGCCACCGCCGGCGATGGCCTCCTTCTTCTTCGCACTGTTGACGTCGTAGTAGAAGGCGCGCACGGCGTCGTAGCTCTCGCGATCGGCCTGCAGGTAGCTGTGCTGGTCGCCGTCCTTGCGAGTGAGGGTGACGTGGCCCAGGTCGGCGCCGCTGACCGCCTTGCCTCCGCCGGCCGGGAGAAACAGCAGCCGTCCCGCCTTCACGGTGGCCACCGCGTCATAATCCTCGCCCAGGCGGGTCAGCAGGTTGGCGTCCGATTCGCCGGTCTGGTCCAGCTGCAGGACGGGCTGCGCCTCGAGGTCGGGCGTGATGAGCGGGGTGAGGCCCTGGCGCGCGGCCAGGACGCGCAGTACGGCGCCGAGGGTGGTGGCGCTGTAGCTCTGGTCCCGCTTGGTCTTGAGGCCCTTGCGCAGGTCGGCACTGCGGGCGCGGATGCTGAGCACGTCGGGCGCGCCGCTGTGCTCGGTCTCATCGACGATGTAGCTACCCTTGTCGATCAGGCCGGTGGTGGACCAGCCCAGCCAGAGGCGGATCTTGGCGCCCCGCGGCGGGATGGCGAGCAGGCCGTCGTGGTCGGACAGCACCAGGCTCAGCTGGTCGGCCTCGAGGCCGCGGTTGTCCGTCAGATCCATACTGATCAGCCGCGGCGCGATGAGGGTGCTGATGTCCTTCCCGTCGACCAGGATCTGGTAGCGGGCCTGGGCATAGGTGGTGCCCTGGACCAGGTCGCGGCCGAGGGTGCGCAGCTGGCCGGTGGCGGTGTCGAGCAGCTCCTGGATCACAGCAGTTTCCTCAGCAGCGTGCCCATGCCGGCCATGCCGGCGCCGAGCAGCTCGCGGCCGGTGTCGTCGTCGACGCGCTTCAGGGCGATGCTGAACTCGATGCGGCGCGGGGTGCCGTCCGAGAAGAAGAGTGTCTTGGTCTCGGTGATGCTCTCGATGACCCAGAGGCCATAGATCCGCCCGCTGCCCTCGATCAGCGGCCAGGCGCCGCCGGTACCGGCCATGTAGCGCAGCACGTCCAGGCTGCTGGGCGTGCCGGCGAGCTCCGGGGCGAGCCAGCCGGGCAGGGTGATGCTGTCGTCGCCCTTGCCCAGGAATTGCCGCGCCGGCGCCGCGCCCACGCGGGAGCTGCTGGCATGGCGGTAGTCGGTTTGCCGCTGCAGCTCCTGGTAGGCAAGGGTGTAGAGGCTGAAGATGAAATTGCCGAGGGCCATCATCATGGTGGTCAGGTCCTGTCTCTGAGGCTGCTGCGGCCGCGGGCGGCCTTCTGGCTCTCAATGCGTGCCAGGGCGGCCTGGACCTCGCGGGCGATCGCCTGGGCGTCCGTACCGGCACCCGCGTTGATGGTGATGTTGTAGACGTCACCGCCCGCCGGGGCAGCAGGGGCTGCAGCGGACATCGCAGGTCGGTCGTCGAAGGTGATGTCGTTGGCCAGCGCGGGCGTGGCGGCGGTACCGATGCCCAGGGCGACCGCGCCGGCGCTGGCGATGCGCTTGGCGGTGTCGGCGATCTGGGCCAACGGACTGCCTTCCCCTTTGCCCAGGCCGATGGCCAGGCCCTGCATGGTGAACTCACCCAGGGAGGCGAAGACGCGGGACGGCGAGTGGATGTCCAGCTTCTCCTTGAAGAAGTTGATCGCGCTCTCGCCGGCGCCCATGACGGCGTTCTTCACCGCGCCCAGGCCGCTGGTGATGCCGTTGACCAGGCCCTGCATCATCATGCCGCCGAGTTCGGTGAAGTTGGCCGGGAGCTCG